ATGAATGTTGATTATGCTCAGAAAATTGGTCGTTCTGGTGCTTTTGTTAAAGATAAAGAGTATGAGCTTAAATTCGATTTTAATGTTGATACTTTTGATAATGAAGTTGTTGAAATAATCCCAGTTGATCCAAAGTTGGCTGAACATTTTAGAAAGTCATTACAAGAATATAAAGGTTAGTTATGAAATGTGTGGTTTTAGATGGTGATGGTTTTTTAAAGGCAACTACTGAAACTACATGTACAGATTTTGTATTGTTGAATCCAGTAGAGTTTGAAAATCTTCAATCGGGTTCACTGCAACAAATGGAACAGACTCTAAATCTATTGTTTGCTTTTGATTATGAGGTGTTCGGTATTATCGAGGGGGCTTTAATTTTAGCTTTCTTAACTTCTCACTATGCTGGTCGAATGGTTCGATGGCTTGGTAAATATTAAATATATAAAGGAAATGTCATGAAAAATATTTTAAAAAATAAATTAGCTGCTGCGGGTGTTGTTGCTTCTTCTGTTGTTGCTTCTGGTTCTGCTTTTGCTGCTGATTACACTACGGAAATCACGGCAGCTAGTACAGAAGGTGGTGTAAATGTGACGGCTGTAATTACTGCTGTTATTGGTCTCGCTATTCTTGGTTTTGGTGTTGGTCACATGCTTGGTTGGTTTAAGCGCTAATGGTTACAACCGTTTTATTTGCGGTTGCCCTTTACTATTGCATGGTAGAGGGATTTACATCTGGTATTAGAGCGTCTTAACAGGCGCTTTTTTTTTGGAGTTTTTTTTGATGCGTACTTGCTCACTATTAACAAATGTTCAGATTGAAATTATAAAAATAAGACAAGCTATTTTATGTTTTCAGTCAGTTCCCAATAGAGTTGATATTAAAGAATATCAAGATTTACTCATTAAATTACATTGTCTTGTTTGGCTTAAAATGAGGTTCTCAAGATGAAGCATTATATTAATTTTGTTTTTATATTTTCGTTTTTGTTTTTAAGTTTTAATTCTCGCGCTGAAATGTTTATCAATTCTACATTGTGTTATATCAATTCAGGGGCTTATTCGACTCCTGAATCTATGATCTCTGGTGCCACTTCATCAGAAAGGTGTGCAGGGGGTCGCAATGGTTATCAAACTAATGGTAATCCTTACATATCAGGAACATCATTAAAAGTGCCTGTTATTTTATATCATTATAATGGGTCTGTTATCCCTATTATAACGAGTGTGCCCTTTACTGTTGGCGATGATTGTTATGCTTCCGGTTCAAGTTTTGTATGTAATTTAGTATGTAATAGTGAATCTTCTTGTATTTCTTATTCGCTTGAAACTTGTGGTTCTGCTCGCGTTGTTAATTGGGAATTTCCTGATCCTTTAAATTGGCGTTTTGATTGTCAATCTATCGAATCCCCACCTCCTCCTGATGGTTCTGGTGCGGGTCAATCTGGTTCTCTAACTGAGGCTACGGCATTTTATCGTGGTAGTAATGGTGCAAAAGGTGCTGATGGTATTAATGGTATAGATGGTGAAAAAGGCGCTGATGGTATAGATGGTGAAAAAGGCGCTGATGGTATAGATGGTGAAAAAGGTGCTGATGGTACAAATGGTGAAAAAGGTGCTGATGGTACAAATGGTATTGATGGTACAAATGGTACTAATGGTATAGATGGTTTAAATGGTTCAAATGGTTCAAATGGTATTAATGGAATTAATGGTCGTGATGGTTCAAATGGTATAGATGGTTCCCAAGGTATTGCGGGTATAGATGGTTCTCAGGGTTCTCAAGGTGTCCAAGGTATTCAAGGTATTCAAGGTTTAAAAGGGGATAAGTTAAGGTTTTCTGATTTGACGGATTCAGAAAAATTGTCTTTGAAAGGTGCTGAGGGTGATAGCTGCTCATTGTCTAATAATGGCACTTTGCACTGGTCTATTAATTGTGAGGGTGGAGGGAATGCTGATTTAGATTTATTTTCAGTTTGGCAAGAATGGAAAGAAAAGCAGTGTGTTGTTACTCATGTTGATGAACTAAAAGGAATCGATTATTGGGACTGTCCTGAAGGCCCAAGAGTTGTTCATAGAAAAGGCATTGATGGTAAAGATGGTGAAAAAGGTGCTGATGGTATTGCGGGTATAGATGGTGAAAAAGGTGCTGATGGTATTGCGGGTATAGATGGTGAAAAAGGTGCTGATGGTATTGCGGGTATAGATGGTGAAAAAGGTGCTGATGGTGCAGATGGCCGTGATGGTATAAATGGTACAAATGGTACAAATGGTGTTGATGGCCGTGATGGTACAAATGGTTTAGATGGAATTCAAGGTATTGCAGGGTTAAATGGTCTTGATGGTGAAAATGTTGATACGCAAGCGGTTGTTAATGCTATTAATGATAATAGTGCTAAAAATGTTAGTGGTTCTTTTGTTGTTCGTGATAATTCTATTTTTAACAGTCTTTTTGATGAAAACGCTCTATTAGCTTTAGATTCTGCAATTACTAATGCTAAAACTCTGTATAGGCAGAATCTTATCGATCACAAATCAGAGTTACTTTTAGCTTTTCAACTTTCCCCAAGTTCTTCTGGTTATAAGAGTAATTCTCTTGTAATTAAAAATCAAAGTTATGATATTTCATGGTCAAGGTTCTCTGAATACTTTCCGGCTATTGGCACTATTGTTTTTGCTTTAGCGGGATTTATTGCGCTATCAATTTTATTTAGAGGGAGATTTTAAAATGCGTTATTTTATTTTATTAGCACTTGTTTTTTCGCCTACTGTTTTTGCTGCTGATTTTGAATTTATTTCAACAATAGGTTCTATTTTTGAATCTATTTGGGTTTTTATTTCAGTAGATATACCCGCTTTTTTTGGTCGTATTTTTGCTTATATTATTAAATATGTCGTACTTTTGAAGTTTACAACTTTAATTCATACTACCGAATTTGCTTATTCTATTGCTATCGAAGTTATGCAGTCTTTAAACATTACTCAGTTGATTAATTCGTCTATAGGGCGTTTAGATTCTGATATTGTTCAAACCTTAATTGATATTCGTTTTTTTGATTCTGCTCAGTTAGTTATCGAGGCTTTATTGACTCGATTTATTTTAGATATGATGGGGTGGTAATTTATGGCTACTAAAATATTTCACGGCCCACCAGGTTCCTATAAATCATCTACTGTTTGTTGGTTTGAATTACTGGAAGCTTTAAAAGCAGGGCGTTTAGTTGTTACTAATCTTCAAGGCATAAAAACGCTTGAAGAAATTTCTTCTGAGTTAAATGTTGTTTTTCCTGCTTCAGCTCGATTAGTTCGTATATCTTCTAATAATGATACGGGTCGTAAACTTATGCGGTGTTTTTATCATTGGTTGCCGATTGGGGCTTTTATCTTTATTGATGAAATTCAGGATATTTATCCAAACGATAGAACTTTTAAAGCTTCTGATTATGATTATAAAGAAGAGGGTTTTTTTGATAGTGAGTTACCCAAAGACGTTATTGAGCTGTACCACGAAAAGCAAAGGGTAATTAAGCAAAATGTAAATATTGCAGATTATGAAGATGATATCGGTTTAAGTATTTTTGATGAACGTGATTATATTAAATACCCTCCGACCTTGCGTGAATCGTTTATGCGTCATCGTCATTTTAACTGGGATATTGTGTTGGCAACTCCTGATATTAAAGAGGTTGCGGGGTTTATTCGCTCGGTTTGTGAGATTGCCTATGCTCATAGCTCTAAAGATTCTGTCCCAATCCCTTACTTTAAACGCCGTCCTCGTGTCCTTGAGCATTTGCCTAGTTCTAATGGTAATTCTGTAAAAAAGGGTGATATAACAACTTTTAGGAAAATTCCTCTTGATGTCTTTAAAATCTATAAATCAACTGCCACAGGGCAATCAACAAATTCAGGTGCTGGCAACTCGCCTATTACTTTGTCTTTATTACTTGGCTCTGCCGTTTTTATTGCCGCTGCGGTTTTTATTATTTACGTGGTGTTCTTTCGTACGTCTAGCGCTTCTAGTTCTAAACCAGTTGAAAAAGTACAAGCTGTTCAATTATCTAATGGTCAAGTTCAAGTTTCTGCTCAAGTTGATTCTAAAGGTGTTCAAAAAAGTAATGGTTTTATTAATGGTAATGTTAGCTCTGAGGCTGTTTTTAAAGCTCCTAGTGCTTTAGTGATTCCTTTTGATGCAGATTCTATTTATTTAACTGCAATAAATAAGACTTATAAACCTAAAGTTTTTAAGGTTGTTAGTGGTTTGGTGGAGGTTGTCAGTTCTATTACTTATAGTTTTTTATTTGTGTTAAAAATCGATGGTGATGATTTTTATGTTTCGGGTGATGATTTGGTAAATATGGGGTATAAGTTGGAGTATTTGTCTGAATCTATTGTGAAAGTTTCGGATGGTTCAGGCTTCAAGTTTGTGCCTTTTGCTCCTGTTAAATATTCTGAGGTTGAGTCTGTTGAGAGTTCAGAGGGTGATTTGAATGTTGAGTTGTGATTGTTGTTTTTGATGGCGTAGCCATGATAAGCCTGTGTCCGTGATGGTTGAAATATCGGTAAACTGTTAGTTTGAATTGAAGATAGTCAAGACGGGTCATTGTCGGAATTCGTCAAGTGCATAGATGATGGTGAGCCACAAAATTATATTTGAGAAGAAAGTTTTCATTTCTCCCATGATAAACATTCTTTTAGTATCAATGATTTAAGTCCGATACTTGATAGTACTGGACATTTATACAGTTAAGGTGATTTATGACAAGTGATGTTATGGAAATTATTTATATGCTTGTAATTAATTGGGTGCTTTTGATTAGCTCGCCAGTTGCTGTTGTTTTTTATTGGGGTTATAAATCTAAACCCGAACATATTATTAATAGCCCATAAATGGGAGCAGCGTTATGTTGAGTAAGCCCCTGTTAAAATTGTGCGAAGCAAACAGGGGCTTTGTGCTTTTTGGTCCTAAAATGCGGAGCATAGGGCCAATAAAACCGCTTGCGCTGAAAGCGTGTTTTAGCCGTAACATAATGGTATTTATGGGTCTTTTAATGAA